AAAGTTCAGCAGGATCTATTAAAATTATCCAAGGCTAAAGCTATTTTTGACATGCAGAAAATCCAGATAGAGGCAGCCCTAAAGGGTAACATCTCTAAAGAAGAGCGCATCCGTCTATTGCTCATGAAAGCCATTGCTAATGAAAACATAAGCGACATCGAGAAATACACTAAACTTTTAACAGATGTGCAGAATAAAGTTACAGATTTGCAAAAACTATTAGAAGGCTTGAATAAACCGCTTCCAGATCCTTTCGCTGGATGGACTTCAATAGCAGGCAATACAATGGAAGCAATCAAGCAAGTAAGTAAAGAGATGTTCACTATTCCTACCATCATCCAAGAATCAGGTAGAGAGTGGTCATCTTTTGCTAATTTAGTAAATAACACTGTACTCCAACCTAATTTGAAAGAATGGAATAGTCCTTTTAGCGGTGGAGATAATCCATTCATCCCGCCTAACCCTAATGCTGGAAATGGTGGTAATGCTGGGGGTTCAGGTGGTGGGAATCAAGCATTATCTATCACCGTAAATGGCGCACTAGATCCCGTGGCTGTTGCTAATCAGATTAAGAAAGTATTAGAAAACTCAGCTAATCAAGTAGGAAACAATTACGGGCTTGGAACAGGCTCCAAGGATGTGCAGTACATCGTATGACATGGACAATTAATCCTACAATCACAATAGATGGCACATCCTATATTGGTAATGCCGTCGGATCTGTATCGATCGATTATGGGCGCACTAGCGTATGGGATGAACCTAAAGCTGGCTATGCAAGCATCCAGTTAGTCAATACTGATAATACTAATTTTCCAATCGATATAAATGATCCTGTAGTAGTTAAGGTTCGCAATGCCGCTAATACGGCTGACATTACTGTTTTTACAGGTAATGTGACCTCGGTTACAAATGGCGTGAATGTTGCAACTGGTGTAACAACTATCGCCACTCTCAACATTACAGCTGTAGCGCCGATGTCTTTGATGTCGCGTACTCAATCTGGGGCAGTTAATTATCCAGTCGAGAATGAATCCGTCCGAATCACTCGCATCCTCGGAGACGCTGGAGTTACTGTAGATACCATAGATAGCGGCACTTATACATTTTTAGCTCGTACAGCTGCTCCTAACGATGCTTTGACTCTCTGCAATGCTTACGCTGGGTCATGCTTAGGAGCCATGTACGAAACAAAAACTGGGACGATAGGTTACGCCAACGCTTCTCGTCGTAATACAGATATCAGCACCAACGGGTATTTTGCTATCTCAACTGACTATATTAATGTCCAAAATATCACGAGTAATCTCAACCAAGGCGATGTAATTAACTCGGTTCGAGTGGGGTATAACAATGGCTCCTATGTATCGGTGACTTCGTCTGGATCGACTGCTACTTATGGCACTATCGCAGGCACCCTAAATACCGACATCTCGAACGAATCGGATGCGACCATTCTTGCTAATTTATATATCGGAGAACGAGCCTACCCGAAAACATCTCTGCCAACAGTGGAAATCCGCATAGATGATCCAGCCATGGACTCTACTACTCTGGACAAAATGCTCAACATGTATTTTGGACTACCCATCTCGATCGCGGGTTTGCCTTTGACTCTTTCAGCTGCAACTTACTATGGTTTTGTAGAGGGCTGGAACCTGTCTTTTAGCCAGTTATCGGCTAAAATAACCCTTAGAACGACAGAAAAAACTTATTCTTATCGTCCGATACAATGGCAAGATGTATCGCCAACCCAACAATGGGATGCGGTAGGAGCAACTATTCAGTGGTTACAGTACGAGTAAAGGATAAATAATGCCGAATACAACAAACTATGGCTGGGCAACTCCAGCTGACACGGATTTAGTTAAAAATGGAGCTAATGCCATTCGTACTTTAGGCAATGCAATCGATACTACAACAGAGGATAACTACATGCTTACACTAATGGGAGCTCTATAATGGCGAATACACCTAAAGCCTTATTTCGCGGGGCTGCAACTACTACCACTACCACGGTTTTATACACAGTCCCAGCTCTAACCACTACGGCTGTTACCAATATAATCATTGTTAATACAGCCGCTTCATCTGCCACTTTCACGCTAGGTATGGGAACGGCTGGAGCCAATACTGCTCTGCACACAACTACGACAATCCCAGCGAACTCGACTATCTATCTTGATATCAAGCAAGTGCTAGCAACTACTAATACAATTACAGGCGGAGCATCTGCGACTACTGTTTCATTCCATATTAGCGGAGTGGAGATCGCGTAATGGGTTCATCAACTATTCCAGTCCCCGCTTCAACAGCTGGAGGCGCTACATCTTGGACACTCGTAGCCAATACCGTCCCAGCTGGATCCGTGGGCACATATACTTATTCAAGCCTTTCAGGCTACAAAGTTTATAAGGTAATCTACAGAGTAGTAGCGGGAAGCACTGCGACTTTATCTTTTACCGTTAATGGATCGACATCTTATTCATGGGGTGCAATCGGCGCGGCAACTGGTACAGCTGCTCAGGCTACAACCACAGCGTCATCTGGCACTATTTCAGCTAACGGCACCATTACGGCTGCGGCAACTGGAGCAGGTGTACTCATCATCGATAATGCTGATAAGACAATCGCTAAAGATTTTAAGTTTAGTGCAATTAACACAGGCTCAAACTATGAAATCTCAGGCGCAATTGATACAGGCGCAATTACTTCAATCACTATCCAGCTGAGCACAGGCGTATTTTCATCTGGTCTTATTGGTCTTTATGGAGGTAACTAATGAAGCCCGAAGTCTATGAGTTTAATGTCGTTACTCAAATTGGGATCCAGCGTGAGATGACAGACGAGGAATACGAAGCCTATTTAAAGAATCAAGTAGCACTAGATGAAGCCTCGGTTAAGTAAAGCGGCGATCCAGTTTCGTAATCAAGTAGATGACTCCTACCCTGATCGAGATCGGCGTAGCGACTCAGGGCTTTACTCTGATGCAAAACATATGGCGCGTAAGTCAGATCATAACCCTGATGCTGAGGGCTGGGTACGCGCCTATGACTGTGACAGAGATTTACATCGAGGCGGCAAGCCCGATGTCATGCCCTATTTGGTCGATCAGCTTCGTATCGCTTGTAAGTCTAAGACCGAGAAGCGTGTTTCTTACATCATATTCGATGGGTTCATCTACTCCTCGATCCTTAACTGGAAAGCAAGAAAATATACAGGGGCAAACAAACATAATCACCACATGCATATCTCGTTTAAGAAAACGGCTGACGAGGACTCTAGATTTTTTCAAATACCTATGCTAGGAGGCACAGAATGAACATGAAGAACCCTTACCTATTGACAGCTGGAGCTTTCCTATCAGCTTGGGCTGCGAGCAATTTCGCAGCTGACTATCGCTCAGTGCTCTGGGCTCTACTCGCGGGTGTATTCGGTTATGCCACACCTAAAAAGTAATGACTGTGCAGGACACAGCGGCAGTTGCTGTTGCTGCTACGACCGTTATTGGTTCATTTATTGGCTCAGTCAAATGGTTAGTAAAGCACTACCTAAGCGAACTAAAGCCGAATAGTGGATCATCTTTGCGTGACCAAGTAACTCGCTTGGAAGCGCGTGTCGATACAATCATTCGCATCCTAGAGAAGTGACAATTATCCTATGGCAAGAAAAGCAACTAAGGCGTTAGAGGATCAGGGTTATTCAAAGCTCGATGCTTACTGCATTGGGTTATTCGAGTATTTTCAGAGCCTTAAGAAGGCAGGTTTTAAAGAGGACATTGCAATGTTCTTGATCACAGAGCCTCAAGCCTATCCGCATTGGATCTTGCCTGATCCTGTCGATCCAGAGAAGTTCGGCAATTATGAAGATGAGGATGATGACTACTAAAAAGCGGTACTTAGTGATCTCGGATCTACAGATCCCCTATCACCATGAGCAGGCTGTTAGAAATCTTATTAAGTTAGTTAAGCGAGAGAAGTTTGACCTCGTACTCAACACAGGCGATGAGCTTGATATGCAGAGTCAGTCAAAATGGGCGAAGGGCACTCACCTAGAATATGAGGGGCAACTAGATGCCGATCGAACTCTGGCTCAGAACATCCTCTGGGATCTCGGCACTACCGACATCACTAGATCCAACCACACCGATCGTTTATACCACACTCTCGTTAGAGGAGCTCCTAGCCTCATCGGACTTCCAGAGCTCGACTATCCCAACTTTATGGGCTTCAACGAGCTGGGGATACGCTTTCATAAAAAGCCCTTTGAGTTTCACAGAGGATGGGTCTTAGTCCATGGTGACGAGGGCTCTATGAACTCTAACGCTGGACTGACTGCCCTTGGTTTGGCTAAGAAGTTTGGTAAATCTGTAGTCTGCGGTCACACTCACAGAGCAGGCATATCAGCCTATACAGAGGGCGTAGGAGCCCAATACAGGACTTTATGGGGCTTAGAGGCAGGAAATGTTATGGATAAGAAAAAAGCCTCTTATCTCAAGGCTGGCAGTGCTAACTGGCAGATGAGCGTGGCAGTGATCGAGACTCATGGCAATCATGTAACGCCTATGCTTGTACCTATAAATAAGGATGGGTCTTTTACCCTTTACGGCAAGCTCTACGCCTAAACCTCACAAAACCTCACAAAACCTCACAAATAAATCGTTATCATTTCGTTACCTAAATATGCTTGATTAGTCTGAAGCCTGTGTAACACTTATCCAGTAAGCCGATCAAGGGCATCGGATACAGATAGGGCTAAAGATGGATCTGCAAGTACCGATTATCCTACTTTTATTAGCTGCTAACTTTCTATGGCTATTAGTAGGTTATGCTTCAGGGCATAAAGATGGCGTAAGAGAAGGCTGGCACCGAGGGCGAGCACTAAGCCGTCAGGAGTTTTGGCAGGAATGAAATATACAGAGATTTTACAAAGTGCAACCGACATCATCCAAGATCGTGGTCTCAACGACTATGGTCACCCTGCAGATAACATGCAACATGCTGCGATGCTCGTCTCAGCATATTTACAGTATCCAGTCGAGGACTATCAAGTATGTGCGATCCTCGCACTCATCAAGATCGCTAGAGCATCCACAGGAAATCCAGACAAAGCCGATAACTATATTGACGGAGCAGCTTACATTGCTCTAATGGGTCAATTATCAACAGAAAAGAGTGATCTCTATGTTTAATCTAGATGATTATGAAGATGTAGCAGCTCGTGTATTGCGTTTCCAGAAAGCATATCCAGAGGGAAGGATCGTCACAGATGTTATCCAATTTAATCCAGAAAAGGGTATTGTCCTCGTATCGGCGCAGGTTTATCGTAATGCTAGCGACACACTGCCTGCGGGCGTTGATTATGCTTTCGGAGATGCTGCTACTTTTAACGCGGGCATGCGTAAATGGTATGTTGAAGATACATCGTCAAGCGCAATCGGACGAGCTTTATCGCTAGTCCTAGAGACACAAAAAAAGCCTACTAAACAGGATATGGCTAAGGTTGTAACGCCTAAGCCGCCTAAGCCTGCAGTCCAAGATTTAGAAGCTTCAATCCGTAAAGCAGATGTAGAGTCAGCCGATCAGGATTACTGGACTACGCCTGTCAATGAATACATGAAGGTCGTAGATGCTCCAGTTACGCTTGAGAAGGCGTTAGAGAACATCACAGCTGTAATGGCTACGCCAGAGGCAGTAGAAGCACCTACTTGCGAGCATGGACACATGCAATGGCGCGAGGGTGAGAAGAATGGCAAGGCATGGGGTGGATATTTCTGCAACTCAGCCGTTTCGTCTGCTCATCGTTGCCCTACTAAGTGGTACAACCTTGGACCGGATGGAAAGTTTGCACCACAGAAAGCGTGGGCATAATGGGCTTTGTAGAATATTTTGATGAGACAACAGGCGCATGGACTAACCTAGAAGATGTGCCACTGTTTGACACTATCAACTGCCAGATGTGTAACGAGCCTACAGAAGCTCATGACATCATCGCAGAGATTAAGTTTAAGGATAATCAGCCAATTGTAGGCGCATGGCAGTGCCGTAAATGTCACGCGGTTAATGGCTAGTCAAGCAAGGAAACACAGAGGTTTCCGCACAGAGCGCGTTGTAGCTGAGTACCTATCAACTCACTGGAAAGGCGCAACTGTCGGAAGGGGTAGCGGCAAAGATATTGTTAATGTGCCATTCGATGTTGAAGTCAAAGCGCGGTCAGGCTTTCAACCTCTAGCGTACTTAAAACAATTAAAAGCTCGGACAGTCATTTCGGGGGAATTAGGCTTCGGAGTTATTAGACTCAACGGACAAGGTGAGGATGCGCGTGAATATGCCGCCATCATCCGTCTAGAGGATCTATTGCCGCTACTCGTACTTAAATACGGACATTTAGACAATGAGCCTACAGAGGCAGACATAGACAGATGCTCTGGCTGTGGTTCTTACATGATTAGGAGATGCTTAACATGCCAGCCTACGACTACCGATGTAACGAGTGCAATCTCAGTCAAGAGATTAGCCATGGATGGTACGACCGACCAGTAATACCATGCACTTACTGTAATGAGCCTATGGTCAAGGTCATCTCAGCTAATCCAATACACTTTAAGGGAACAGGATGGGGCAAAGATTGAAAATATGGTGGTTTATTAAAAGTTTAGTAATCTCATTAACTCTTGTTGTAAGCATGATTGTTTTCGGCATAGAAGTTTTAAAGATTGGTCAATAATGAAATTACTTGATTTATTCTGTGGAGCAGGCGGGGCTAGTGCTGGATATGCTAGAGCAGGCTTTGATGTTACTGGCATAGATGTTAAGCATGGCAAGCGTTACCCTTTTACTTATATTAGAGGCGATGTTAGAGACTATCTAAATAATGAGTTTCTATCACAGTTTGATGTAATTGCCGCTAGCCCTCCATGTCAGACACACTCAGCGACTAAGCATCTGCGTAACGCTCAGGGCAAGACTACGACCAAGATAGACATGATCCCAGAGGTACGCGAGGCTCTAATAGCCTCTGGGAAGCCTTACATCATAGAGAATGTGCCTCAGTCTCCACTTATAGATCCAGTGCAGATATGCGGCTCTGCTTTCGGCTTAAAGGTACGCAGGCATAGACTGTTTGAGTCCAATATGGATATCAAAGGCACAGGTTGTAATCATAATGCACAGGGTAAGCCTGTAGGCATCTATGGCTCTATGAGAGATGAGATACCTAACGGAGGTCACACAGCTAAGACTATGACTGAGGCTAACGAGGCTATGGGTATTGACTGGATGATCTGGAGTGAATTAGTGGAGTCTATTCCTCCAGCATATACACATTACATAGGGCAACAGTTATCCACAGAAGTTATCCACAGGCTATCATAATGAAGCGACACGCCGCTTTGACCAGCACTTATACAAATGTACTTGACTCATCGGGTACGCTAACGGCGCAGAGCCTCTCAAAGGCTCACCGCGAGCCCCTTAGGGGCGTAGCTCGCGGGGTGCTAGTAGCTATTGGGATAGCTCTATGCTTAGTGCCTGCAGCAGGTGGATCTGAACAAGTGCTACAAACATATACTCCTAAGCAATATGCTTATTACTCATTAGATAATCTCAAAGAATATAAATGCTTAGCATCTCTATATGGTAAAGAGAGTGCTTGGAATTACAACGCTGTTAATGGTAATCACTATGGGATACCTCAAGGCAACAGCATCTACTTACTTACAGCTACACCATATGAGCAGATAGACTGGGGCATAGAGTATAATCTTAATCGTTATGGATCTATGTGCAGTGCGTGGTCTCATTGGCTTAGATATGGATGGCATTAGATGAGTAGTAGTAACCCCAGTCATAGAGAGTTAGGTACTCAACGCTGGAAAGCACAGCGTAAGCGCGTGCTCGAGCGTGATCATTATCAATGCGCTTACTGCCAAGGCGAAGCAACTCAGGTCGATCATATTGTGCCGCGTGTTCAAGGCGGAGGACATGAGCTCGATAATCTCGTTGCCTGCTGCGCCAAGTGCAATCAGTTGAAAGGGAGCAAGTCTCACGCCGTTTTTTTAGGTGGGAGTGCTAC